CTGGCGTAAGCGGTCAAACTGGCTCTCCATTCCCTGGGCAAAGTTCAAGATGAGCTTCATCCCTTGTTTTGTACCAGCTTCAGCGGTTTCGTTGAATTTGTCTTGGATCCTTTTCAATTCATCTTCTGCGTTCTTGCGGATCTCCGCATTTTTCTTCTCCCACTCGGCCCGGTATAGTTCAAGCTGTTCATTGGCTGCCTGCCGTATTTCCATCAATTTTTGCTGCATTTCCTCCCGCTGCTGTTGCAGTTGGTTAATAGCTTCGGCCCGTGCCTCTTCGTTTTTCCGCTTCCAGAGAGCGACGTATTCTTTTAATTGCTCATCAGTTAGAGTATTAAGGGCAGCGATCTCCGGGCCTGCTTTAGGCCCCATCTGCCGCAATTCGTCAATCAGCCCTTCGTCTACGCCCTTTGCTGCCAGGTCTGCGATGTTCTCCTGCCAGTTCTCAAAAGCTTCAACTTGTCCACGAAGGTTTTTAAGCAGCTGTTCGCCGGATACGTCTTTGCTGGTCACCTCGTCGAACAGACCGACAAAGTCGCGCAGGGCACGGGCACGATCGTTCAGCATCTTTTCATACTCTGCCTGCACCCGCCGTTCATCTTCAATCAGCTTATCGTTGACCTCGGCTACACGGCGCTGATATTCCTCATGCGCTGCGACAAGATCTTCCCGGTATTTCTTTTCGACCTTATCAATTTCAACAGCCAGTTCATTGAACTGTTGAATATGGTCACGCAGTGCCTGAGTGGTCTCCCGGATCTGTTTTTCCAGTTCCGCCTGGGCACGAATTTCCTGCACCAGCCGCAGTTGGAGTTTCTGGCTTTCCTCGGCATCTTCACCCTTTGCGGCCACCATCTCGTCATATCCACGTTTGATAGCGGCCACCAGTTCCCGCTGCACATTCATTTGCTGGCTCAAATGATCCAGCTTCAAGCGCAACTGCTCGGCTTTGTTGCTCTTTTCCTCTGCCGCCATTGCGGCAATCTCGTATTCGGTCCGCAGGATCTCCAGACGGTTGCTCAGTATGTCGGCTGTCTTCTCCCATTCAGCCCGGGTGTCTTCTGCGGCCTTTGTAGCTTTTCCTCCTGCATCAGACACAGATGCCCCCAAATCATCAAAGGCCTTTGTAGCTTTTCCTCCTGCATCAGACACAGATGCCCCCAAATCATCAAAGCTAGGGATAGTCTCATCAATCGATATCTGAATGCTCTCCATGCTTTGCTTGGATTCCTCTTCAAGTTGTCGGAATCCGGCATTAGTAACGCCAGCATTTCTTACCTCATACCAATTCTTTTTTGCCTGCTCCATTTTTTTCGTTTCTTCTTCTAAGGCTTGTCGGGCGGCGGCAGCCGACGCCTTTACCGCGCCGCCTATTTTGGGGATCCATCCATACAGGGTTTCCATCGCTCCCATGATAGAACTGATGACTTTTAATACAGCCACCTTCATGCTTTCCCAAGCCTGGATAGTGTATGCCTTTACCTTGTCCCAATTCTTATATAGTAAGACCCCCGCCGTTATAAGAGCCCCAATAGCCGCGATCGCTATTCCAACTGGCCCAGTTAATGCCGTTAATACCGCCCCAAAAGCAGTAGCCCCTATTCCACCAGCCGCAAAAAATGAGATTATCGAACCAATACTGCTTACCAATGCCCCAAACATCACCAGGAGAGGACCGACCGCCGCGATAATCCCCGCAACAGCAACTATGGTTTTTTTAGTTGCCGGAGATAGTTCACCAAAAGCCCCTACAACATCTTTTAGCATTTTGATAAAAGGAGTTATTATCGGCAATAAAACCTCACCTATATCCGTGGCGAGATTCTTAATCTCCGTTGCAAACGCCCGCATGCTTCCAGATGCACCATCAGCCTCCCGGGCGGCTTGTCCCTGGGCCGCTCCTGTCTGCTCCATGATAAGGGCCAAAATAGCAGCCTGTTTAGCGGCCAGGTCCATTTGGCCTTTCCCGTCCCAAATACCCATTTCTAGGGCTTTCGTTTTTATGAGAGCGTCATTACAGGCAATACCATAGTTATCGAGCATTTCAGTATTACCTTTTAAGGCACCGGTCAGGGCTTGGATTGCGCTAGATGTTTCACCTCCAAACATGGCAGTCAGGTCACCGGCAAGCTGGACCAGGATCTGCGCCTGTCTGGCCGCTTCTTCTTCGGTGAGACCGCCAATATTCATGAGAAGGGTACCCATCATGTTCGCGTATTCTAAGGCCTCGCCTTCAGCGATACCATAGTAGCTGTCCAGATTGTCCGCCCACTGTTTTACCGAATCTGCTGCGTTCTTGAATATCTGCTCAGTGGCGCCCAGGGCATCCTGCAAATCAGCAGCCATCTTAAATGCTGCGCCACCCGCTGCTACGATGGGAGCGGTAACATAGGTAGACATCTTCTTGCCGACATCAGTCATCTTCTGCCCGGCGTCCTGCAGTTTTTTGCCTACTTGCTCCGCAGTAAGACCTGTTTCGCGAAGCTGTTTTTCAAATTTCGAGAGCTCTTGCTCGGCCTTGACTACCTCGCGCTGGAAGGCTCTGTATTGCTCTTCGTTAATTTCACCTTTGCGGAATTGCTCGTTGACCTGCTCCTGAGCGGTTTTTAAGCGGTCGAGCTTTTCCCGGCTGTTTTCAACGGCTTCGGCCAGGAGTTTCTGCTTCTGGGTCAACAAATCAGTGTTCCCTGGGTCTAGTTTTAGGAGGCGCTCAACTTGTCTTAGCTCGGATTGGACATCGCGGGTCTTTTTGTTTACGTCCTCGAGAGCCTTATTTAATTTCTGCGTATCACCGCCGATCTCGATGGTGATACCCTTGATTTTCCCAGCTATTGTACTCACCACCTTTTGGTTTATAATTACTTTTAAGGGGGTGTTTCACATGGCCAAAAAAGAAATCTGGGAACCTTGTCCCAGATGTGGTTCAAATAGGGTCGAATCCCGGGGAGGATGTTTCTTCTTTGTTTTAGGTTTTTGTCTTATGGGAATAAGTATATGGCTACTAATTATCCCTCCTATTGGAATAGCAGGTATTATTATTGGGATACTAATAATGCTTATTTCACCTTTCATGAAAAACATGCTTCAGTGCCAGGACTGTAAAAAATCGTGGAAATATCCCGCTACCAATAATCCTTATAAAAAAATTGAAAATGAGAGCAATTAAAACGCATCAAAATCAACCTGGGTAGCCTGCCTTACGGTATCTTCTTTTTCGTTTGCATCTAAGTGCTCATTGTTGTAAGTAACAACGTACCCAAGTATCATCCCAAGCGTTAAATGCTCGAAGTCACGCAAAGTAAGGCCCCTCTCGATGGCCCGGAGCATTACCAGTTCCGTTGTTAACTCGAGAGGGGGTTCATCTCCTTCATCTGCATCTATTTTTTTTTACTTTCAACCTTAGTTGTAATGCTACTGAATATCATATCTGATATTTCAGGAATGATATCCATAATAGGAAACTCAGAAAACCCATCTAACCACTCCATCGGTGGAGGAATAGTTGGGTCTGCTGTTTTTGCCAATGTCCAAGCTAGGTTGAAAAATATTTCCAAATCTAGGACATCTACATTGGCAATTTCATTGCCTTTAAAAGCACCCTCTAATTTGAAAATATCCTGAATGGCATCCCTGCCGAACTGGGCTTTATAGCGTAAGAGAAAGGCGCCGGTGCTTTTAAACCGCACCTGGCGCCCATCGATGGTCAATATCTTTTCCATAAGTTACGCCTCCGGGGTTTTGATGTATACGGACTCAAAAAATGTGTCATACGCATCGCTATCCTGCGGTACCTTTGCTTTAACATCTCCTGTATCTGGTGCCGGTCGTGCTGTTATATTCATTGTTTCAGTTTGCGGTTCTTTGGTGTTAGTTTTTGTAGATCCAGAAATGCTTGGACGAGAAGCAAGAACATAATACAGCACATGCCGCATTTTCTTTGCATCGCCATCAAACTCAAACATTAGCGCAAAATGCTTCGCTTTGGCGTCCTTGTTTTCGATAAGCGCCCCGTTTGCGTCAAGTTCATCACCCAACACATCCACTCGGAATTCGTCAGGAATAAGCGCCATTTCCAGGCTACCGGTGTAGCCATCATTGGTTTTGTCCTCAAAATAGATGCCGTCATCGGCATAGAATTCTACAGGCTCGCCAGCGGCATCCAGGGTAAGATTGACGGCTCCCCTGATAGGTTTTGGCGTATCGTATGTTATTACACCATCTGTTTCCGTGACAACTGCATAATGCACATTTTTAAGCCCAAATTTGACTTTGTTAGACATAGCTCTTTACCTCCTTAGATTTCATAAAGGACCTGAAAGAGGCCCTCTGATTCAATATACGTTTCGGTTTTCTCCCAGTAGATATCGTTTGCATCGAACAAATCCTCAATCAGTTTTTCACTGGCCGGATCTTTTATTGTCGTATAGAGTTCTACCTGGTAGTTATCGGCCTGGCTGTGTACCTTGTTGTCAGCCCCAAAGTTGGAACTATAACTGAACAGATACACTATATAGGGCGGTGTCGGCGGCGACGTGAAGTGATGGTAGGCCACCGGCAGCCCGGTTGATTTGAGCAGTGCAAACAATGCCGCTTCATCCACGTTTGATCACCTCCTCTACTTCACGGGTAAATTCCCGGATTACTTCTTCCTCTGCCGGGCCTATATGCGGCCTCCCCTCCACCCTGCCACCGCCCACCTTGGCATGGC